CATGTGCTTAGCGTGCATCATTTATCCTTAATCATTCCCTTATGATTAATTTTTCCCTCTATAATTAATTTTTCCAGTTCTTCCAAATCTTCCAACGTAGCTTTATTCTTTATAAAAGAACGCGCAGCTGAACGAGATTTTAAATAGTTTGCATGTTCTTTGTTCTTGCTTTGCCATTCCTTATTTGCTTTTAATTGTGCATCAGATGTTGTTTTTTCTGTCATGATAAATCACTTCCTATTTTTTATTAAATACACTAAACAAGCTAATGTAGTCAGTATAGCAATGATAGTTAATGCTGTGTTCTGAAAGTAACTAGCGAGTCCGTTAACGCATATAACAATTAATATAACCCAGATATATTTATTCATAATTTATGAAAGACGTGATATACTTTTAATAGAGGGAGGGGAGTTTCACCCCTCTGGTTACTTGTCCTTGTTTTTATCTTTCTTGCGTAATGTTATCAGCGCTACTGCAAGAGTGATAATTTCGAGGACTGTTTTTATCGACTATGAAAAACAGATAGTTCAACTACAACGTTTTGACGAGCGCATATTTGATATTAATATAGAAGATATTGTTTTTTGCGAGGTTATGATATGAGAGTATATTCATTTAATGATTTTAAATATATTTGTTATGTTGAGGGGAAGGAAGGGGCAGTAAAAAAATTATTCAGCGGACTAGCATCAGAAAAAGTACTAAATAAGTATGTCAAAGAATATGAAGTATCTGATATATACAGTATTTACAGAACAGTAATACCAAATAAAAAGCCCTGACACATTTGCCGGGGCTCATTTTTTATTGAATTTCTTTTCCATTTATATTTAATTGAACAATACGCATAGAACCTGTCATACCAACAATATTATCAACTTTAAAGTCAGAAGCTTGGTATCCATCGCCAGTGAGCGTTCCCCAAATTTCTACATTATCGCCAACAGCCGCGTCAAAGTCTTCGGAAAAAACAGGCATTACATAACCGACGTCATTTTTTACAAGCCATGCGGACTCTCCATCGACCTGTAATTTTTGTATTATTTCACCAGAAAAATGGTATCTTTGCCCTGTAATATTTGTTGTATCGTTATTGTATAAAATTTTCCCTGCGGTAGCTGTATACCTTTCACTGCCTTGCTCTGCCTCGTCTTTAAATGAGACATTCTCTGATTCTTTCTTGTCTTCTTTATCACTCCCCGTCAACGTAACAGTTTCCACCTTATTCAATACGCCATTTTTAATAAACTGTCCATCGAAAGTTTTGTCGGCTTCTTTTATTTTTTCTTGCACTTTTTTACTTTGCTCTTCAAGCGGCAATGTTGTATATGTAAGTGTGTAATTGCCCGGCTTAACGTCCTCAAAAGTTCCTTTAATGCCGCCCAGAACACCAATTTCACCGGTTTGTTTTTCTAAAGTGGTACCATCCTCGGATTTTTCCGAGATTTCGAATAACATACCGCTTGGTAAATCTGTGTCAATATTCGCTTTAATAGTGTTATCGCTTGTCTTTGTCTTTTCTTTAATCTCGTCGCCATAGCGTTCTGTTTTTTTAGCGTTTTCTGTGTTAGATTGAGCATTACAGCCAACAAGCAATATAGCGCTAATTAGCAGCATTAAAGCTATAACTCCCTTTTTCAAATAAATTCCTCATTTCTTTTTCGTTTTCATTTTTATAAATTCTATATACTTCATTATATCATTGTAGTTTTCGTCTGTAAAAGCACTTTCACTTAACAACGCTAATACTTTTGCAGCATCCGTAATATTTTGCGTGTCATCAACCAGATACGAAACGGGCACATGAAAATAGTCAGCAATTAGTTTTACTTTGCTTATGCCTGGATCTACAACGCGCCACCTGCGAATGGAGCCGCGAGCAATGCCCAGATTTTCTTCAAGTACTGTAATAGAAAGTTTTTGCGCCTCAGCAAGCGCCTCAATTTTATCTACTAACAAATAAATTCACCTCACCAATGATAGCTCTGTATTGTTTGTTCATATATAGTACGTTCATATAATTCAAGTCTTTTTTTCGCTAATTTTTTAGAAACATTAAATTTTTGCATAACATAATAAAGTACTTCCGCACGAGTTTTCTCATAGTCGACTTTGCGCAGTAGGTGAAGCGGAACAAGGAACCTTTCCGCAAAATTGTCCGCTTGTTTTTCTTGATAGTCAATGTAAACCTGTCGACTTTTAAACTGATTCCCCGCGTGTAACATAAAGTGCCCAAGCTCGTGCGCAAAGTCATATAACTGTTCTTGCTGCGTTTTACTTTCGTTAAGTATTATATAGTAAGTTCCTTCATAATAACCGTGAAAACTAGCTTCATCCGCGTATCTCAATATAAGGTTTAACTTTGCGCAGACGTTATGCGGTAATACGTTTCCGGCTTCTATCTCTAGTTTTTCATAAATTCTGTAAACCATATCATCTAAGTAATTCATATAATCCCACCTTCGTAATTAATAACAGAACACTTGTTCTTATTTTAATACGAAACAGAGATTTTAGCAATAAAATCAATTAGTCATTTTTATGTTCTTGTTTTAGCACTTCCCAAATTCCGCGCAGTTGGCGAAGGCGCTCTTCGGGGCTGTCGGCTAATTCACGCATGAATAACTGCAGTTCAGGGTCGTCTTGAAAAGCTTCGAATTCAGCGTCAGACCCACGCCCAAGCAAATAATCGACAGAAACATCGAAAAAATCGGCAACTTTTTGAATTTTATCAATTGAGGGCTTATTAGTATCCCACCGATATATAGTACTATTTTTCAATTCTGTTCGACGTTCTAATTCTGCGATGGTAATTTTATGTGCAGAACAAAGTTTTTTAATACGCTCAACAATAGTCATGTCAACAATCCTCACTATTCACACGAAATTATACCTGTAAATTTACATAAAATAGTTGACAATCTGTAAATTTGCAGTTAAACTAAGTGTAGTTAATATGAATGGCACAAAAATACTTAAATGAAAATGTTGGGGAACATCTTTTTAAATCATTTGTGTGTCGCTCTGTACTTACATATTAGCAAATTTACAGTTTATAGTCAATAGTTGTCGTGAAATATGCGGCTTAAGTCGTAAAGGAGGGAGGCATTGAGAAGTACATTTACTAAGATACAAAATAATGTAATTGAAGATGAGCGTTTAAATTTACAAGACTTAGCGCTATACTTAGCACTTTGTAAATTCGCAAATAACAAAACTCAACAATGTTATCCGAGCAAAAAATCATTACTGAAAGTTTCACGCATAAGTGACAAGTCGTTCAGGAAGGCGCTAAAACATCTTATAGAATACGGATATGTAAAAGTTGAAACCCGCCTAAGCACTGACGGGAAGCAATTATCTAACATGTATACCCTGGTAAATATGCCATAGTGGGGGTGGTAAAAACACCATGGTATCCCTGGTAAATATACCATACGAACTATACTTCATTATAACTAGACTCTATTATAACTAGACTTCAAAGTACACCGCGCTAACGCACGGTCATACCTTTTAAAACAAAAATCTCTTCTAGAAAGGAATGGCGTCATGAATAACTACAATAATATAATGCTAGAACTTGATAAAGATAGTACTTATATAACGCTGATTTTTAAAGAAAATAAGGCTTTTATGAAAATGCTCGGGGGCGCTGATAGTAGAAAATATTTAGCAGCAAAAGCTGAAACAAACCGCTACGTAGCCGACGCCATGTTTGCGGCGGGAAAGCGGGCCGCTTATGAATGAAAATGAATGCTACTATGCTGCAAACCTAATCACATTCTACGCGGGGCAAGAGCTTATAGGTGTTAAAGTTGAAACACAAGACGACTTGCAGAAGTTAACACATTGCATAAAAGATAGTCTTACATCTCTGGCAGTAATAAACGAACGGCTAAACGAAATTGCCCTTGAAAATTTTTGCAGGGAATTCGACGTAGAATATTCGAGCCAAAGGAGCGGTGCAAAATGAGTTTTATCGCATTAGTATTTTTAACATTTGCAGTTTTCGCATTACTATGCACGAAGGGAGCGCATAAAGATGACGTATAAGTTAAGCGACCAAGAAACCGTTATACATTATCAGCATGATACAGGTGAGTGGCGTTTATACACAAATGTACGAAAGCACATCAATAAATACAAAAGCTTAGTGAAAAATCCCCGGTTGGTACAGGAAAATGAGCGCATAATTTCGTTAGAAGGCGAACTTCCCGACGTAGTTGTGTCCGTGTATAAAAAACGCAAATTAGACGAAAAAACACGCAAGGCAATGGGGGAAAAATTAAAAGCGAATCGAGGTCAGCAAAATGAAAATTAGTTTATCACGATTAGAAACACGGACTTACAACATCACCGCAGAAGAATTATACAAGATTTTAGAAAAGTATTACGAAACTTTTGTGCCTTACGGGTGCAGCCTACATCTTGAAGGCGATAGAGCAGTAATAAGAGATAGTTATGAGCGTAGTTCTTGCACTAAAGCACAGTATGAAATGTTAGAGGCATTAAACAGCTTCCTCAACCATTTTAAAACGGAGGTCGAGCATGAGAAAAAAAGACGTTTCTGAATGGAATACGAAGGATTTCACTAAATACCTTCAAGAAGAGCATTTGCGCCGATATGGTATTGAATACCAGCCGTTTGGCAAGTGGGCGGTAGAGCAGGGGCATGTTGGGCGCATAATCGGCACCGCAAAAAAAGAGGGCACACATTCAAAAGAATTTTTAAAAGACTTCATTGACGCCTGTTTTAATGAATATAAACCGACTGCGCTGTATCCCGGAATTAGCTTCGGCTTCATGTTGACTTATAAAAAGCAAACTTGGCAGCGTGTAGAGCTGGCATATCTTAAGAAGGCAAGCGTTGCGACTGCGGAGTCGCCCGCGGATTGGGACGAGGTGGCAAAATGGCTCTAAAATCCTTTAAACAGCTCGATAAGCTTAGCCCAACGAGCACCGTAAAAGTGCTGCTTGAGTCACGCGAAAAGGTCGCAAATGTGCCCGCGGATTATAGGTTCGCTACTTTAAGCGATAGTATTGTGCGCAACGCTCAACCGGAAATTTATGCGCTACTTGAACGATATGTTACAACGTTTAGCAAGCCGGGTCATCAAGTGAAATCGCTATACTTGTGGTCGCAATCGCCCGGCACAGGCAAAACAACGACAGCAAGCGCACTATTAAATGAATATATAATTGCGGCTGTCAACTCGCACATAAGCGATGGCGTGCGCCCGCCTGAACAACCTGCTTATTTTCTAGACGTCAACGAACTGCAAACATTATATAACGAATTTGCTCGACCACATGTACCGGCAGAAATTGCAGAAAGGTCGGCAAGTCAGTATTATGCAAAAATACAAGCAGCGAAAAAAGCAATGTTCACCGTTTTTGATGATATCGGCGTGCGGACTGCAACGGACGGGTTTCGAGGCGATTTACATAATATTATAAACGAACGCGTCGCAAATAATCGACCTTCGATTTATACATCGAATTTGGCTATCGAAGAAATGACGCATGTATTCGACGCGAGATTATTTGACAGAATGCGCGATCAGTGCCAAGCGGTCCACTTCGCTGGCGAGTCGCAAAGGGGGAAACGCTAAATTGAACGCTAAAAATAAGAAAAAAAGAACGGAAATAATAAAGCAATTATGTATTGCAGAAGACAACGAAAATAACGCGGAAATTAAGCGTTTAGGAATTGCGTTAATGAGCTTAGAGGACCCCGACGAATTCGATGAACTCCACGACAATACAAGACGCCGAGTTGAATTGACAGTTGACGAGTACCTTGACTACCGCGAAATTTTTACCGACCAGCAAATTGCGGATATTTGCGGGGTGCACGAAAAAACGTTGTATCTATTTCGAAAAAGAAATGGATTAGTAATTCCACGAAAGGAGCATATGAACAAATGAAAAAACACGAAAATTTAGTATTAGGATACTTATTTTTAGCACAAACTACTTTGTTTGTCAGAGTAATCAGCTTCTTGCTGTTAGGTCTTATTTTACTTACGAAATGAGGGTTAAAGAATGAATGTAGAAAATCCGATGATAGTAGATGATTGCTGGGACGATGGATTTCGACATTAAGAAACGAGGTGCAAAGTAACTTGTTAAAAAAACGAAAGTTAGAAACAAACCATGATGAACTTCTAGAAGAAATAAAATCAATAGAAAAGCTTTTAATGAAAACAAATAGCTTAATTGCCGACGAGTTCAATTTTGAAGAACATTTAATTGAGTACATGGATACACTTTTTTATTCTGATGTTGGTGTCCACCCTGACCAAATATATCTTATAGGGAAGATGGATTGCGGTAGAGAGATTCGTCTATCATTATATCGAAGTTGAAAGGAATTAATAGAAGAAACGAGGTGCAGGCGTGACATTAACAACGGAAACAATTAATAATTTAATCGGAATAAAAGAATCATATCAAGCATCTGATGCGCTAATGAAAATTTTGTTTGATAGAGAAAAACGAGAAGAGATATTTAAACAGTTTTTACAACATGATACGCATTTAGAAAAAGATTGGTTTCACGTCTATTTTGAAGAAGAGCATGCGAATAAAAAGAAATATGCACAAGATTTTACACCAACTGAAATAAGTAGTGTTGCATCGCAATTAGTAAGAGGATTAACAGACAGTCAGGGAGGAACAAGACTAGATGTTGCCGCTGGTACGGGTAGTTTAACGATTTGCAAATGGTATGAAGATTGCCTAAAATATTCGCCGTTTGATTATCTACCATCTATGTATTTGTATCAATGTGAAGAATTATCAGATCGTGCGTTACCTTTCCTTCTTTTCAATTTATTAATTAGAGGAGTGAACGCAACAGTTATTCACGGTGATGCGCTAACAAGAGAAGCGAAACAAGTGTATTTCATTCAAAACGATAAAGACGATTTATTAAAATTTAGTTCTTTCAACATCATGCCCCACAGTGAAACCGTAGAGAAGGAATTTAATATTCATAAATGGCTAGAACCAGTTATCGAACATATAGAAAGCCCTCTTTCAGTAGCTGATAGATATTTAAATGAGTTAGAAATAGAGGACGAAAAAGCATCACAATTGAAACTTTTTTAGGAGGTAGAACATGGCTAAGAAGCAAAAAGAAATACTATTTTGTGACTACTTTGAAGAGTGGGTCGAAGTGTATAAAGTGGGAGCAATTGCAAAAATAACACTAGCTAAATACTATAATGCAGCAAAACAACTTCGAGATTTATGCCCAAAACTTTTTATCTCAGATTTTGACAGACGAGAATATCAACGAATTATTAATGTTTATGCTGAAACACATGAGAAACAGACCGTAAAAGACTTTCATCATCATGTAAAAGCGTGCATTAAAGATTTGTTTCACGATGGATTAATAGATAAAGACCCGACTTATAGAGTTGTTATAAAAGGAGCAGAACCGACAAGAGCGAAAAAGCGGAAATTCTTACAGAAAGATGAGTTATCGAAGTTATTACAATCACTCGATACGAGCCAAATTGGCTTCGGATGGTTCGTAATGCTCGTAGCTAAGACCGGGATGCGCTATGCCGAAGCTTTAGCCATTACTCCTGCTGATTTTGACTGGACAGCACAGACTATATCTATCAACAAGACATGGGATTACAAATATAACAAGGGATTTGCTAAAACAAAAACATTGTCGTCAGTAAGGACCATCAAAATAGACTGGCAGATTGTCGGACAGTTCAAACCGCTTATAAAAGATTTTCCAGAAGACGAACCCATTTTCGTTGAAAAATTTGGAGACGGCACTTACAAACGTCAATTCAATTCAACCATCAACAATTTTTTAGCTGCTAAATGCAAAGAAACAGGAATTACACAGATTAGCTTTCACGCATTACGGCATACGCATGCAAGCGTATTGCTGGCAGAAGGTGTTTCGATTCATACGATTTCAGCACGATTAGGACATGCTGACGTAGGTGTCACACAAGAAACCTATGCGCATGTGTTAGACGAATTACAAAAGAAAGATGATCAAAAAATGTTATCTGTCTTGATGCAGATTGCGTAGCGAGGTGATTAGATGCGAAAAAATTGGACAGATGAGGAAATCAGAGTTTTACAGAATAATTACGAATACGTAGACACTGAAATAATAGCTAATTTTTTAAATCGCTCATATCATTCAATAAAAAACAAAGCGACGCGACTTGGGATAAGTAAAAATTATGATTGGACAGAAGATGAGGATATTTATTTAGAGTATTTTGTTTATGAAAACGACGACAATATTAGCAAAGCTGCCGAATTTTTAGGACGTACAAAAGATGCAGTTATAAACAGACTAGTGAAGTTAAGAAAAAGAGATTCTTCAGTTTCTTTTATTAGGCGTCCGTGGACCAAAAAAGAAGATGAGATACTAAAAAATAATTATATTATTATGTCGAATGACCAATTAGCTGAACGATTAAGAAGAACAAAAGCCTCTGTAGCAGCAAGAAAGGTACTGTTAGGACTGACAAACAAACACATGTCTAAAGAAGATGACAAAATGATTCGTCATCTTGGAAATCAAGGGTACACAATCAAAGAGATTTCAGCAGAAATGAATTTGTCTTATTGCTTAGTTAAAAACTATATAAGAAATCACAGAATCAATTATAGAAGGGAATCAAAAAACGAGATGAATGGTTGGCGAAAAGAAGCAGATGCGACCTATTCGCATTATATTAACTCTAAAAAAGTTAAGGAGGAACAAGCATGAAATTTAAAGAAGGCGATAAAGTCGAGAAAGAACCGCTTTATTATGTGAAATTTGTTGATGCTAATAATGGTAATAAGTGTTATCTAAATGTACGAAGTGACGGGTGTAAGTCTTTAAATAATAGTGTGCAAAATGACATTTTTAAAACACAATTTACAGAAGCTGAAATAAAAGAAATGGACGAACGATATTGGCAGTTTGCGGTGCTTGTTGAGGAAGTGGAGGCGTAAATATGGAAATAAACATAATGGATTATGTCAGTGAAGATGATATTAAAAACACGATTTTAGAAGCAGTGACATCTAAAGTGCGTAACATGCAAGACAAGCACCTTGAAATTATTTACACGAATGCGTGCTATTCTGCAGTAACAAAAGTGACGGATGAAATTATCGAAGAAAGAGGACTGGAATTTAGTGTTGAAAATAAAGTGCGTGAACTTATCGAAAACTTAAGCGCTTTTACTGTTTTCTATCATGACAAGTTTGCCCCCCATGAAAACAGCAAAGCATACAATTTAACACAAAGAATAGTTGAAGAAGAAAAAGACTTATTACGTGAAACAATTAAACAACTTATAACTAAGGCATACAGTGAAGCAAAAGCTGATATGGATATTGCTGATTTGATGAGTGCATATGTGCGTGAATTATTTACAGTGGATGGTGAAGCATGACAATAAAAGTAGGTAGCGCTGTAAAAACAACGTATAAAACAAAACTAATTAACAAAGGCGAAATTGGCACAGTTAAAGAAATTTATGATGTTGTTAATATCCCAAAAGTGGCATTAGTTGATTTTAAGCATTCGGTAATTTGTTTTTTCGTTAGGGGTTTGGAGGGTGGAGCATGACAGAATACGCCC